CTTCTTTTACCGTTCTTTTACTACAAAAATGTGATGGATATTACTGTTTCAGATTGGCAGGATATGGGAGAACTAGTTCTCGCAGATCTGCAAGGTTTGAAACATGCAAATGGAGCATCTGATACCGTGACGATCAATATTTTCGCATGGGCTGAAGAAGCTAAATTTGCCATTCCTACTCACCAAGAGCCCAATACTATTGTTGCTCAAGCTGATGAGTATGGGAAGGGACCGATCAGCAGGATTGCTGGAGTTGTTGCTGCCGCAGCAGGCAAGTTGACATCCATACCACCGATTGCGCCTTTTGCAAGAGCTACTGAAATAGGAGCAACTGCAGCAGGCGCGTTGGCTACACTATTTGGATACAGTCGACCAGTCATGTTGGAACATTGTCAATACAGGCCAAACACAAAAGGTAGCTTTGCTGTCACTAATGCATCGGATGATGTCATGAAGTTGACAGTGGACCAAAAACAAGAATTATCAATTGACCCTCGAACTGCAGGCCTCGATAATGTTGACGAATTAGGAATCAACTACATCGCAGGCCGTGAAAGTTACTTCACCCAATTTCCTTGGACTGTGGGCACTGGAGACGAGTCGTTATTGTATAATTGCGTTGTTGACCCCGGAATTTTCCGCACAAATGGATCAGAGTATCACTTACCTGCAGCAGCTTTTGCAGCTTTACCTTTCAGATTTTGGAGAGGATCGATGAAGTTTCGCTTTCAAGTTGTGTGCAGCAAGTACCACAAAGGTCGGCTGAAAGTCGTGTATGATCCTGCTGGAACCGCTGGTTCTACGGCAGAGTATAATACAGCTTACACTACCATTGTGGATATCGCAGATACCACTGATTTCACAGTCACGGTTGGCTGGGGTCAAGCAACATCCTATCGTCCATCTTTACCAATAGCTTCGCTTGCTGAAGGTAATTTCACTAACACCACGGCACTTAGCTATGATTCGAGCAGTGCAACTTATGGTAACGGAACCATTGCGGTTTACGTTGTCAATGAGCTCACTGTTCCAGATACGACGATCAACAACGATATAAACATTAACGTGTTTGTCTCAATGGGCGACGATTTCGAAGTGGCAGTCCCTGACTCTGGCAATATGCATAGACTCAGGTTGACCAACCAATCAAATCTAGTCCAACCACAGGCTGAAGAGGTATTGCCTCAGGCAGCCGAGGGTCCCAATAGCGGCGATGAACAAGATCGAATGGATTCTAAGCCACATCATGCAACAAATATTAATACCATGAGTGCGCTTACGACATTATCGGATCAAACGAATCACATTCATTTCGGTGAAAGTATTCGTTCGTTCCGGCAATTGTTAAAGAGATATACGATCCACGAATTGCCCCCTGTTGTTGGGACAACAAATGACAAGATAGTTCATAACTATCGTCGTCATGTGCTACCTTTCGAACCTGGATACACAAATGATACCTCGACATTGTCTACAACTGTCAATGCAGGCGTCACGGATGATGAGTATGTTTATGGGTATATGACATTGCCTCGGTATTTGTCATGTGCCTTTGGGGGTTGGAAAGGAGGCATGCGTTATTGCTAGGATTTCACGAGAATAGACTCAAATACCACTCTCAGAAAAGGATTCAGTATCGTTTCTGTGAGCAATGAGGATGCTTTCAACACGCCCTTGAACAGCACAACTGTCTTAAATGACACTACAACAGTTGCTGGGAAAGGCACACAAATTTCAGCCTTGAACGCTTACCAAGGATTCAGTGGCATGACAATGCAATCTGATCTAATCAATCCTACCGTGAATTTCGAAGCTCCTTACTATTCTGAGTATCGATTCACCCCCGCCAAACAGCGTGTGAGATACAACACTAAACTGTTTGGCATGCCCATGTTCCGAGTGGCCCACTACGGCGAGAAAGGCAATACGAGCGATTCTGTAACCTCGTATGTCGCCGCCGCAGAGGATTTCACCTGTTTCATGTTCCTTGGAGCCCCGATTTTCTATTATGAAGGGTCTCCACCTTTTAGCTAAACGGCTGAGCCGTTTGCAACTACGACCCAAGAGCCTGGGTCACGGCGAAGTACGCTTTGTCGTTGGCGATTTCTTATGAATTTAATACGCACTTATTTAGATTCTGACGAGAGATCGTCAGATGAAGGCTTTAAACACCTATTTTCCGTTTTTAGCCCCCGAAAGGGTTTCATGTGCTCAATTTCATGAGGTCGCCAGAATGTACATAGTGCACTCTATAGAAGAAGGTCACATCTACCGTTGGACTTCTATAGAGACATCTGGC